AAGGCGGCAAAGCCCGCAGGAGGATTCCCGTCCTTTCAGATCATCAACGGCCAATGGGTCGGCATTGATGACAATAAAGGCAGCTATATAACCAACGGTTACACCATCAATGACCAGCTTTATTCCATCGTTAACCTGATTTTGGATAAGGTCAGGCTCCCGGAATGGGGGACTTACAAGGTTAAAGACGAACAGAAATTTAAGGCATATCAGGGGTTAATGCGGAAAAAGGGACTGACCGGTGATGACTACAAGAACCTGCTGCACCTGAAAGAGCAAAGCCTGGAGCCGGTGAGCGCCGGGAAGTTGACCGAACTGCTTAAATACCCGAATGAGTACCAGTCCATGCAGGACATGATGACCGCGCTAATCGGTTACAAACTGCTGACCGGTGACTATTACCAGTATAACGAGTTACTGGATGCCGGGGCAAATCAGGGGCAGCCTTTCGCCTTTCATGCCCTGCCGTCTCAGGATGTGACTATCATCGCAGACAGGACTAAGTTCCCGCTGACAGAGGCGGGTTACAATATAGCCTCAATACAGGCCAATTTCGCTAAATCACAGGTACTTCACGGCAAGTACTGGAATCCCGGCTTTGATGCAAACGGAAGCCATTTGTACGGACTTTCGCCCGTTAAATCAGCCCTGAAACGACTGACCCGTAATAATAGCGCCCTGAAAGCATCAGGGGCCATGTACCAGAATCAGGGGGTAAAGGGCGTGCTGTATATTGATGATCCGAGGGTACTGCAGAACGGAGTTTCCCCCGCTGACACCAAAAAGCAGATGGACGCTGTAAAAGGCACACTTGCCGGCGAATGGACAGGGGAAGACAATTTCGGGAAAATAGGTACATCAGGCTATAAAATGGGATGGCAGGAGATGGGACTTTCCCCGGTGGACCTGAATATAATTGAGTCTGAAAAGTGGGACTACATCGGTCTTTGTAACATTTACGGTGTGCCGCCGGAACTGCTCGGCCTGACCGCCAAAACATACAACAACGTGAAAGAGGCTGAATCGGCCCTGACCTCACGGGTTGCCATGCCGCAGTTAGTAAGTTACCGCGATGAACTGAACCGATACCTGCAAACCTACACGGCGCAAAAGAACAAGGGTATTATAGTTGATTTCGATCAGACCTGTTTCACTGAGTTGCAGGAAGATTTGGCGGCTAAGTGGGGATGGATAAAGGAATTGCCGATCAGCCCGAATAGTAAGCTGATGCAGATGGGTATGGAAACGAACAAGGCACCTGAATTTGACGAGGTATGGATAACCCCGGCAATGGGTATGCCTCTTTCTGAATGGCAAATGGAACCAGATGAACCAAATAACGCAACAGGTATATGAGGCCTATCCGGTCACGACAAAGGAAAAGTGCTGCTCCATGCACCGCCGGAAAATGGAGTACAAGCGGGAATTATACCGCAAACGGTTAGTTGATGAACAGACAGCAGTACATACAGGAATACGAACGAATACAGCGGAAGTACCGAAAAAAGTTCTTCCCGGCGGTTTATAAAGCGATCAACAGTATAGTTAGTTCTTTGATTGACAAGATACAGGCAGACGGGGTGCAATCGGCAATGGGCGACCTGATGCTGACCATCATTAACGACAAGATCGGCGAACCGGTGAAACGGATATACTCAGAGGTGGGTATGTTTCACGTGAAACACAACTACCGGTTTATACGTGCTGAAATTGGCCGGAAGGCTTTAGGTCGTAATGAAATATGGGTGCAGGAAATCATAGCCTACCTTGAAAAGAACCTTTGGCAGTACGTTGTCGCAAAGCCTACGGAAACGCTCCGGGATCACTTTTTAAGGGTATTGCAGGAAGGTATTGACAAAGAATGGTCAGTTGATGACATTATCCGGGAAATCAGATCAGACCAATTTGCACGCTATCAGGCTGAAAGGATAGTCAGGACAGAGGTAGGACGGGCAGCTAACACCGGTAAGAAGATTGCCGCTGATAGTTTCCCGTACGAGATGCAAAAGGAGTGGATCAGTTTTCAGGATATGCGGACACGGGGCCGGGTGCCGGATGACAAAAAGGATCACTACCACCTAAACGGGCAGACCGTGGCAATGGATGGAATGTTTACCGATCCCCGGTCAGGAGAACAGATTGAATACCCGAATGCACCAGGGGGAAGCCCCGGAATGGTCATTAACTGCCGATGTACTTACGCCACCACCCCGAAACGGGATTCGGCCGGCGGGTTGATAGCAAGGGCGGCAAAAATTAATGTAGGAATAAAACCTACTGAAGATAGGTTCTTTGAAAATGGTGGCGGTGTTGTGAAGCCCGTTGTATCAGAGACACAAAAGCCGGTGTTTAAACCTGCTAAGACTTTAAATGAGGCAGCTACTTGGGCAAAAGAAAACTTAGGCGTAAAGTATGCTGATTTCACGGGGTTAGATATAGGCGTTGCTAACGATATTAATAAGGCAGTATTTAACATTAAAACCGTGATGCCTGATATTAGGACTTACGGTATAGGTTCTGCTCAGGCGGCTAATAAGGCCGCTAAACAAAAGCTAATGGCTGAGTATAAAGAATCTGACTGGTATAAGGGTAACGTTGAGAAATGGGGCCAAAGATTGGCCGATGCCGGTGCTGATGCTTTTGTAAACAGGCACGTTTCAAGGGTTGGTAACGGAACAATAGCATGGTCAACAAATAACGAAACTGCAAAAATACCCGGAGGCAAGGTAATTGACATGAAGGAGTTTGTAGGTGTTTTTGTTAATCAAAAAGAAGGTAAAAGCAAGGCAAGCATTGACGCTATCGTAAGGCAGAACAGGGATAAAAAGTGGTTCACTGAATCGGCTAATGATTTTGGGTACATAATGACACATGAAATAGGCCATGAAATAGACAAGACCATTGGTTTTAGGGCTTCAAAAGAGTTCTTAGAGATTTATAAAAGGGAAGATGCTTTAGGTGTTCAGTCAGTCACAAACAAACTATCTGCTTATGCGGCAACCGCAGGAGGCAGAGCATCACACAAGCCTTTTGAAATGATTGCAGAGGGATGGGCTGAGTTTATGACATCGGAAAACCCAAGACCATTGGCAAAAGAGATAGGCGAACTGATGTTGAAAAAGTATTATGAGAAAAGTGTAGTTGATAGTGGGGTTAGTTTTAGTGAGTGGTATAGTCAAATATTAAAAATTATAAAACAATGATGGTATCGCAACCAATATGCGTAAACTGCAAGCACTTTGATATTGAAACATTCAGTTGTGCTGCATTTGATAAAATACCTGAAATAATCCTTTTAGGTGACGATGACCATAAAAAACCACTACCAGATCAGGGAAACGAGATAGTATTTGAACAAAAAGAACCTGATGAAAATTAATGTAGGCTTATAAATAGCATAGAATGAGACAGTATAAAAACTTTTCAACTGAGGTGAAGGATGTAGACGGCAAAGGCCGTGTACTTGTGGCTGCTAATGCCATCGGAAATATAGATTCTGACAGCGATATTTCGCTCGATGGGTCGTTTACTAAAACCCTGTCAGAGCATTTTAAGCGGGTAAAGTGGCTGCTGAATCATGGCGACATCCTTTTAGGGGTTCCGGTTGAAGGCACACAGCAGGGCAAATACTTGCAGATGCTCGGTCAGTTAAACATGGATAAAGAGGTCAGCCGGGACGTTTACAGCGATTACAAGCTATATGCCGAATACGGGAAAACCCTTGAACACTCAATAGGGGTAAATGCGATTAAGTGGGAAATGAAAAACGATGTCCGGCAAGTTTCTGAATGGAAGTTGTGGGAGTATTCCACCCTTACAAAATGGGGAGCAAACCCTGACACGCCAATGCTCGGCATGAAGTCTGCCAAAGATTTCAGCGAGGCGGTGGATTGGCTTGATACAATGCTCCGTAAAGGAGACTATACCGATGAACGATTTAAACAAATCGAAGAACAATTAGGCAGGTTAAAATCACTCATGGCAGCGGAGCCGGTAATTATCACTCCAAAAGCAGATGAGCCGATTAGAGATTGGTCAACTATAACAAATTTATTTTAACTATTAAATTCATAACAATGAGTGAAAAAAAAGGATTCAGCCCTGAAGAACAAGCGGAATTAAAAGCCGCCCTTACAGAGGTTGAAAGTAAGATGGGTACTAAGGCCGCCGAACAGATTGAAGGACATCTGAAAGCCGCCGAAGCCAAATTGGAAGCGAAATACGCTACCGAAATCAGTGAACTGAAGCAGTTTAAAACAAAGGCCGAAGCTGATGCCGAAGCCAACCAGAAAGCGCTGGATACGCTGATTGCACAAGGCCAACGCCATGAAGTGAAAGCCGATACAACCGTATCCGGCGCACTCGGTAAGGCAATGGAAGAAAAAAAGGAGGCACTGGCTAACTATACCAAAAACAGGCAGGCAATTTCATTTGAACTGAAAGCAGTTGGTAATATCGGCGCAAACAGCAATATCAGCGTTTCCGGTACACCTGCGTTTCAGCCCGGTGGTGCGCTTTTTGAACCCGGTCGCAAGCCGTACGAGGTAAGCCATATCCGTGACATCGTGAGCGTTCGTAACCTGCCCGCTGGTATGGATGCGTATGTTATCCGTGATGGTGGTGGTGAAGGTGCGCCTACTTCGGTTGCCGCTGGTGCCGCAAAACCGCAATCTGACCGGGACTGGGTAAAAACTATCGTTCCGATCACAAAGATTGCACACTACTACAAAGTGCCTGAAGAATACCTGATGGACATTCCGTGGATGCAATCAGAGATTTCCGGTGTTGGTGTGGAAGAACTTATGTATCTGGAAGATACCAAGTTCCTTACCAACAGTGCAGGCGGTGAGTTCCTCGGTCTGAACCAGACCTTTAACAGTACAGCGTTTTCTGCACCGGCATCCCTTTCCGGTTCTATTTTTGACGCAAACAACTACGACGCCCTTGTAGCTGCATGGACACAACTCCGCGTGCTGAAAAGCAATGCAACCGGTTCTCTTTTGAACCCGATTGATTATGCGGCCATGATCCTGACTAAGGACGCAAACGGTATGTATGTGTTTGGTGCGCCAAACCAGAGCATCCCGAACCTGTTCGGTGCGCCGATCATCCCGCATACCACTGTAACAAGTGATAAGTATTTCCTCGGTGATTTCAGTAAACTGGTAGTTGGTCAGCGTGCTGGCCTGTCTGTCCGTTTCTACGATCAGAACGAAGATGATGCCATCAAAAACCTCGTAACTGTGGTAATTGAGGAGCGTATCACTTTTGCCGCTGACCGTAATGACCGTGTGATTTACGGCGATTTCAGTGACAATAAAGCGTCGCTGAATAGTGCGTCCTAATATCTTTGTGTGGCTGTGATCTGTGATTATCCGGGGTAGGTTTAACCGCCTACCCCACTTTAAAAAGTTTATATGGCAACGTTTAACAAATTCAATTCGTTTGTGGAGGCTCTGGCCGAAAAGGTACACAACTTAGGGAGTGATACTTTAAAGGTCATGCTTACCAATTCGGCACCGTCTGCGGCCAATACCGTAAAGGCGAATATTACGGAGATTGCAGCCGGGAACGGGTACACTGCCGGGGGAACTCAGGCGGTAATTTCTGCAAGTTCGCAGACTTCCGGAACGTACAAATTAGTCCTTGCTGATGTGGTTTTCACAGCATCTGGGGCGGTTGGGCCTTTCAGGTACGTGGTGCTTTACAACGACACGGCAACCAATGATGAGTTGATAGCTTACGCAGACTATGGAAGTTCCATCAGTTTGGCAAACGGAGAGACATTTACAGTGGACTTTGATGCAGTAAACGGAGCAATCCAAATAGCATAACATGGCAATTACAACACTTGATGCAGCTTTAGCGGGGATGAAACCGGCGAGGTATTTTGCTAAGAACGTTACCGGAACAATGGTAGCTGGCAGGCCGTGGAGTACTTGGGCTTTGGCCGGCAATCCAGGTGCTGGTGCTTTTAGTGCCTCACTTGCGGGTGTTGCTTTGGATTCTACTTCGGCAAACGTAAATGGTCAGATACCTTTCAGCGATCCTGTATCGGGTAACAGCTATTTAGCAAGATTTCAGGCGGCTGCAACTATACCGGGGACTTTGTTACTATGTGATAGGCTTTGGCATAACGGAGGTTTTACGATTACTTCTAACACATCCCAAACGGTTAACAGTGCTGCTTTCCCGGCAAGGGACTTAGCAGGATCAACCAACGGGGACGGGGTTTTATTAGGACTCGAAATCAGTGCGGCCTGTGGTGCTGCGGCACCCACAATTACGGTAGGGTACACAAACCAGGCTAACGCATCAGGAAAAACGGCGGTAAACAGTTTCCCGACGGCTAACTCACCTGCGGCGGGTAGTTTCTTCCCTATTGGGCTTGCTGCCGGTGATACAGGCGTAAGGAGTGTGCAAACTCTCCAATTATCAGCCTCATGGGTATCGGGCACTATGAACTTAGTCGCTTACCGTGTTTTAGCAGCCTTAGAATTAACAGGGGCTTATATTCCAAATGCGATTGACGCAATTACCAGCGGATTTCAGCAGATGCACAATGGTACGGTTCCGTTTTTAATTTTTATACCCAGTACGACAACGACAAGCAGTATTAGCGGTCAGATGATTGTAACACAAGGATAATGAATGGCAAAGGCAGAAAATTATTAGTAGGATGGGGTTTTAGAGGCCGGAAATATGGTGTTTCTGCCACAGAGTTCTTTGAAGATGTACACACTCACAACACGTCCGAGCAGATACGTGAGGATATTTGGACAAACTGGTTTTTCGGTGCGTTCTTAGATCAGGAAACGACAAGATATACCGTATCGGCTCAAAGTGTAGGATTAGGGAAGGGTTACATTTTGCAGGTTGATGCAGGTAGTTATACAACTACTTCTCAGGATGTAAATTTACTTGCTGCAAGGCTGGTTAGTATAACAGCCGGAAGTTATACAGCAACTGGAATAGATGTAACTCTTACGGTTGGGACAGGGCCACAAAATTATACGCTGCCGGTTGATTACTCAGGCAGTACGGTAACGGCTCAAAGTGTTGGTGTTTTATTAGGCCGTAAGTTGCCCGTAAACGTAACTGAATTATCGGTAATCAGTGAGGCCGGATTAAAGGCAAATAGGGTCTTAAATATTGCCCAAAACGGTTACATCGTTAGTGCAAATAACGCTAACCTGTATAAAGGATTTAGTACGAGCATTGACCCTTTGATTGTCAATGTAAGTGCTAACGGTGTTGGGTTCTTCAGGTCATATAGATTGCCTTTCTCAGGCAGTTATTTAATGACCGGATATGAATTAAGAGGAGGCATACAATTAACCAAAACGGCGACGGTGGTTAATGAAGCCAATACCACGGCTGATGTGGTGACAGAAAAAACATTAAGTTCGACAATTACAACTCAGGTTGTTTTATGATAAGTAAAAATCAAACATTCACGTTAAGTATTGAAACGGGGCAGGATTTAACAACTGCGAC